GAGGCGATGGCCACTGAGGGGGGCATGTCGCCGTAGTCCTCACGGTGGTTACCATCGAGGTCGGCAAAGATGACCCCAGGGTTGCCTACGAACTGACGCTGGCGCTTACCATCGTACTTCAGGGGAGTGAAGTAGTGGTCGAGGCTGTCGCCAAAGAACCCCATGCCCACATCAATAGGACGCCACGAGTCACCTTCGTTCCAGCGCCGGTCGTCCAGCGTGGGCAGGTAGACTTTGCTGCCTTCGCTCTGGTCCCAGATAGCCCTCATGACTTCGATGGGGGAGGGTTGAAAGATTTCAAATGACATGGAATAAATCCTTTGGTTCGGGGGTTGTACTATATGCAACCTCAAACAGGAAGGATTTATTCCCACTATGAATGTCATCGAAAAACTCGCAAAGTCAGCGGAGGTCAACCACGGCCTCCAGCTCCAGCCCATCCATGTGAAGGAGATCGTCACGATCCTCCAGGGCATGCAGATGCAGATCGCATCCGATCAGGGCCGGAGTGACGCGCTCACACGCATTCTAGCGGTGACCCTCAACCAGTTAGGTGGGGCCATCGACATCGAGCCCGAGCTCTTTGCTGACGCAGAACACTACGCCGTCAACGTCGATTGGGACGATGAGGCAGAAGGAGCAGTCATACATGCCACGCTTACCAGAAGTAACCTGGACGTGCCCGAAGTGCAAGACAACGGCGGAACAGCCAGCGACAGTGAAGCAGATGTTGTGCCCGTGCCAGATGCCACTGGTGGACGGGAAGAGGATCGGCGGGAACCTGACCCCGATGAGGCGTAAGTGAGAGAGCTCTACGCTCATCAGGAGGCTGCCATAGACCGGATACCCCCTAGCGGGGGCTATCTGGCCTTTGAGCAGGGCCTGGGCAAGACGCTCACAGCAATCCGCTGGGCCTACGAGCACGACTACTTTGATATTCTCGTGGTGTGCCCAGCTATCGCCATCGGTGTGTGGCAGGCAGAGCTCGACTTAGAGAACGTCGCAAACTGTGCTCCAAGGGGTACACGAAAAGCCAAGGCTGATTTCATCAAGGATAATGCCCTCTATGAGAGTGGGTACACCATCATCAATTACGAGGTGCTCCTGGAGCCCTCTGTTGAGCGTGCCATCAAGGCAGCCCAGTTTGATCTCATCATCCTTGACGAGGCGCAGAAGATCAAGACCGCTACAGCCAAGCGCAGCAAGGTGCTGCACCGTCTGGGCAAGGACACAGCTGTCCTCGCACTCAGCGGCACCCCTGTGACCAAGAACCTGCTCGACCTGTACTCACAGTACAAGACCATTGACCCAGACATCTGGGGAGGTATCAGCTGGACCAAGTTCAAGCAGTACTTCGCCAACTGGGGAGGCTACGGGGGCTACGAGCTCCTGGGCTACAAGAACGTAGACGAATTGAAGGACAAGATTCGACCACTCACAGTGGTCGCCAAGAAGGAGGACACCCTTGACCTACCCGAGAAAACGCACATCAATATTCCAGTCCCCATGGGTGAATCTAGCTATGGAGATTACGGACGAATGGCAAGAGAAGGTGTCGCAAGAGATTGGGTCACTACGACTCCTCTTGAGAAGCTCCTTCGTCTATCTCAAATCACCGGCGATTCAAAGCTGGCTAGTACCACGGAATTCGTACAAGGTCTCCGTGACAACGGAGAACAGGTCGTGGTTTACTACCGCTTTAGGGCCGAAGGACAAGGACTTGCACACCGATTGGGTGTCCAGGACCTCAACGGTAGTACTCCCCCTGCACAACGTAGTGCTCTCGTGGACGATTTCCAAGCGGGACGAACAGACGTATTCCTCGCCCAAATTACCGCAGGCTCCACGGCCATTACCCTAACCAACGCCAGTCACATGGTGTACCACTCACTGTCGTACGCCTACGAGGACTGGGCCCAAAGCCAAGACCGCATCCACCGCATAGGACAGGGAGACCCCTGCTTCTACTACTACATGGTGGCGAAAGGACCGAAAGGTGGAATAACTGTGGACGACTTGGTGTTGAGCTCATTACAGAACAAAGATGACATCGCAGCGATGGTCACCAAGGACCCGTCCCTGCTGCTACCGAAGGAGCTTTCATGACACCCACCGACTTTGAGCTGGCCGAGCAGATCGACCACTACAAGTACGAACACAACCCAGAGACTGGCAAGGCCTACGGCCTCCGTGCCATCGCTGAGATGTTGCACCTCACCTACGGAAAGGTCCGCTACCTTGACAAGAAATACAACACCCCGCAGTACGTCGAAGGATACAAGGGAGAGCCAGTCACACAGTTCACTCCCGTCAAAGCCTTCGTCTGGGACCTCGAAACTACTGGACTCAACACTTTCATGGGTCAACTCACCGTGGCTTCTTTCCTTGATCTCGCTACGGGAAACATTGATACGAGAACTCTCTTCGACTTTGATGGCGACGGACCTGGCAAGGAGCTCGCGCTCCTCCTCTGGACAGTTAGCAAGATGGAAGAAGCGGATATCCTCATCGGACACAATACCATCGGGTTTGATACAGGCATTCTCAGAGGAAGACTTGCTATACATGGACGTTCTGATGTGCTACTGCCTAAACGCCAACATTGGGATACCTATCAGATCGCTCGCCACGGCTTCAAGGGGAGGCCTCAAGGCTATTCTCTGGAGAATCTTGCGGACTTCTTCCGACTGCCAGTGCAGAAGGACAAGCCCTCCAAGCATGACTGGGCAGCTTCGATTATTCTAGACGAAGAGGCCATCCTCCGCATTGCAGAGCGCTGCGAGGCTGACGTGATTGTGAACGCACTCCTGTGGGAAGCACTCCGTCCGTACCTCCACCAATGGAAGGGCAGATGATCGTTATCTGCCACTGGTGCAAGCGGGAGAAGGTACCCGTCAAGGGCTACAACCTCTGCACCGCGTGCGACATGTACGAGCCCAAGCGCCGCAAGAGGCGCCGTAAGAAAGGAAACTGATGACTGTTGAGCATTGGATTACTACCACCGAACAAGCTGAGAACCTCGCCACCTATCTCGATGAGGCGCCCTTTGCGTCTCTCGATACCGAGACCACGGCGGTCCCGTGGTACCACCCAGACTTCAAGCTCCTCGTCGTTGCTATCACGACACATGAAGGCCACGCTTTCGTTATACCCGTAGAGCATCCTGAAGCGCCCGATAATTCCTTAGACCTGCTCTCGGTAATCTGGAAGAATTTTCCTGCTCGCGGCAGAGACGGATATTGGGTTATGCAGAATGGTGCTTTCGACCTCCTGGTCATGCGCCAGTACGGAGTCGATCTGACACCAGACACCTGGGTGGACACACTAGGCCTCCAGTACCTGCTGGACGTCGAGGCCTCCAAGGGACTGGAAGCCCTGGCCCAACGCTGGCTAGGTGAGGTACCTTGGAAAGACATCGACTACAAGAAGCCAGAGGAAGAGTCGCTCGACGTGCTCGGTCAGCTCTGCGCCAACGATGCAGACATTACCTACCGACTGGCCGAGCCCATGCTCGCAGCCCTCGAACAGAACCCAGACCTACTGAGACTGAACGAGAAGCTCCTTGCTCCAGCCATGCGTACTCTCGCAGACATGGAGTGGCAGGGTGTGCCCGTAGTCCACGACACACTGAACGATATCACCGACGTCACGATAGACATCGTGGATGAGCTCCTTGAGCACATCAGAGAGGTGGCAGGCGAGCCCGAGCTCAACCCCAACTCTGTGCTCCAGCTACGCAAGGTGCTGTACGGGAAGCTCGGCCTCCCCGTCATGGGGTTCACCGAGAAGGGTGCTCCCTCCACTAACGCAGCCACCCTCCAGAAGATTGAGAAGCTGCACAACATCGTGCCTCTCATCCAAGAGCTCCGCTCCGAGCGGAAGCTCCTCACCGCCAGCCTCATCCCATGGGGAGAGCACGCAAGCTACGACGGCAGGCTGCACCCACGGTACAAGCCAGCCTTCGTCAAGACAGGTAGGCTGTCCAGTGAGATGCCCAACATCCAACAGGTACCCAAGGACGACGCCATCAGAAGCATCTTCGGTGGAGTCGAGGGGTACCAGGTTGTGGAGCTAGACTACTCACAGCTGGAGCTCCGCATCGTAGCGTGGCTCGCAGGTGAAGAGGCCATGCTCGATGCGTTCTTCAACAACGAAGACCTGCACCAGACCACGGCAGACGCCCTCGGTGTGAACAGGCAGACAGGTAAGACAGCGAACTTCGGGCTCCTCTACGGAGCAGGCTACCGCAAGCTGAAAGACATCGCAGCCCTGGAGTACGGACTGGAGCTCACCGAGTCCCAGGCCGAGGCCATCAGGGCCCAGTGGTTCGCAGCATACCCCGCCATCGAGAAGTTCCACGAGGCCTGCATCAAAGAGGCACGCACCAACGGAGGCATCACTACGGTGCTCGGACGTTGGCGCCCCCTCCCTGAAATCCTCAGTCCTGACTGGAAGTTCAAGGGTGGCAGCGAGAGGCAGGCAGTCAACTCACCTGTCCAGTCTGTGGCCTCAGACATCACACTCTACAAACTGTCACACCTCCATGCTATACTGAAGAGCCACGAGACTAGAGCATTCATCACGGTGCATGACTCGATCATCCTCCTGGTACCTGATGACGAGCTTCGGCTTGTGGGTCTGGTGAAGGAGTACATGGAAGACACGGACGATATCAACGAAGCCTTCGGCATCGAGATTGGGGTACCCCTCAAGGTAGATGTCAAGGTAGGACCCACATGGGGAGAGACAACATGAGAATCTATAGCCACTCCGCACTCAAGCTGTTCCAGCGGTGCCAACTCAAGTGGAAGTACAAGTACATCGACAGGCTTGAAGTCAAGCCAGAGGATAGGCCCAAGTACTTCGAGCGGGGCAGTGACCTGCACGCTCTGCTTGAGGCGACCTACGACCCAGACCAAAGCCTTGGTGATGCAATCCTTGCCGCTTCCCCCGAAAACTATGCCCTTATGGAGAGGTACTTCAATAAATGGGACGACGATGACTGGGAGGTACTCTCCGTGGAGGAAGAGTTCCACCTGGAGATCGGAGAGCACAAACTCGTGTTCATCCCTGACCTCATCGTGCAGATTGGGGACGACGTATGGGTAGTGGACCACAAGACCACAGCCAACATCCCTGACGAGTGGGACGAGTACAACATGACAGACTTCCAGCACCTCCTGTACATCGCAGGTGTGCGGCTCCTCTACCCCAACGTGCGAGGCTTCCTGTTCAACTACATCAGGACCAAGGCCCCCACCCAACCCAAGCTCATCAAGGACGGCAGCCGCATCAGTGCGGTCCGCTCCATCGACACCGACTACGACACACTCAAAGCGTTCGCAGACAAGACAGGTACGCTCGACTCAGAGACACAAGACAAGCTCAACATACTCAAGCACTCACCGGACAGGTATTTCCAGAGGCACTACATCATCGCACCCGACAGTGCTGTGGACCAGTGCATCGCGGATACCGACGCGGTGCTCACCGAGATGGACTGGAAGGAGCACTTTTTTGATGCGCCCTTCCCACGCCACGTCGTCAGCAAGTTCGCTGGTGCCATGGCTTGTGCCAAGTGTGAGTTCCAGCCACTCTGCCACGCAGAACTTCTGGGAATAAACACAGACATTGTGTTGTTGAACTATGTAGAACGCCCACCAAGGGAGACCGCATGACCACATTACTATCCACCGCAGGCCCTGCCTCCAAGGTGCGGAAGCTCAAGCTGCTGCTCTTTGGACCAGCCAAAGTCGGGAAGACCACCCTCGCTGCGACAGCACCGAAGGCTCTCTTCCTCGACACTGAGGGGGGTACTATGTCAGTCCGTAACAGCGGAGCTGATGTCCTCCCCATCGCAACCTGGGCAGACATGGACACAGCTGTCAAGGAGCTCACCATGGGAGGCCATGGCTATGAGTCAGTCATCCTTGACAGTGTGACCATGCTGCAAGAGGTAGCCGGTGCGAAGGTGGGCCTCATGGACAACATCCTCGACCCGAAGGCAGACGCACGCCAAGCGTACGGTGCCATCGGTGCGATGATCCGACACAAGATACTCCAACTCAACACACTACCCATGAACGTCATCTTCACAGCACAGCTGCGAGAGAGGGACGCTGTAGACCTGGAAGCAGGACAGTACCCACTCACACCTGACGTGACCCCCTCTATACTCAAGGTGCTCATGCCGATACCCGATGTGATCGGACGCCTCGCCATCGTGCGAGCCGGAGCCACCCCCCAAGACATCGAACGCCAAGTCATCTTCGGACCCGAGACACGGTCGCAGGTAGGTCACAGAGACCTCGGCCTGCCCCCGAAGGTAACAGGACTCACCATCCCCAAGCTAATCAAGATCACGAAGGAGAAATAGAATGGCAACACCAGCACAAATCCAATTCACAGAAGACGACTTCAAGGAAAGAATCAGCTATGAAGACCTCACACCAGGAGACTACGAAGCAACCTGCATCGCTGTCGAAGACATCACAGCTAGCACGGGTAACCCAGGTTGGAAGTTCACTTTCCAGGTTAAGGGCCTCAGTGTCTACACTCGTGTGTACCACGAGGGCGGAGGCAAGTGGAAGATCAGAGAGGTCTTCAACGCCCTCGGCTTCCCCATTGCCGCAGGTGCCCCGATAGGCGCACTCGATCCTAACGCTCTCGTTGGCAACCAGTGTGTTGTCACCATCGCCAAGGAAGCAAAGGACGATGACTCCGGTGAGTTCTGGACCAACGTCAGCAGGCACACGCCCCTGGTGTCGGCGCCATCATCGGACGTGACAGAACTATGAGGGAAGTAGACACCACTGTACTAATCGTAGCCATCGCAGTAGTCATTGTCTGCCTAGGACTGTTCGTAGGACTCTCCCGTCTTGACGGACTGAACGCCGAAGTTGCAAGGACCTGCATTGAGCAGGGCCACATCTGGGCGGACGGGTCATGCCTTCTCCCCTAGAGAAAGACATCGTCAACAGCATCAAGAAGATGCTCACGAAGAATGGAGCCTGGGTCGTAAAGACCCACGGCTCCATTCATACTGCTGGACTCCCCGACTTACTGGTCTGCTACCAAGGCCAGTTCATCGGCATGGAAGTTAAGCGTCCCGAGACTCGTCATACTGTGACCATGCGCCAACAGGCATTCCTAGATGCCATAGAGGCAGCGGGTGGAACAGTTGGCGTAGTAACCTCAGTAGAAGAAGCACTCAGCCTCCTGTAATCAGTGGAGTTCCTGGTTGACCCACCAGCTTGAGCTGCTGGTTTCGTCCACCAACTGGTACATAGACCGTACTGACTGCCACCTGCACGGAGGCCCGAGTCACCCGCATGTTGTCTGGCTTAACAGCAACCTGAACTGAGTGGCGTGTTGAACGGACAGTCATCAGGACGTATTCTCAATACCGAACTCTGAGTCGTTGACCTCAGCGATGGTCCAAGCACTGGATGTCTCGGGTGAGATTTGCCATACGTGATCGACCGGAGCGTACGCCGCTGTCAGTGCATACGCACTAGAGTCGTGGTCCGTCGCAATAGGACGAGTGGACATGAGGATGTTGTCCCCACCACCTCCGTGCTTTGCCACAGCAGTTGCCATAATTCCACGCAGAGCACCCGTCGTGCTGACTAGAGCACCAAATGTGTACGTGTCTCGGTTCGTATTAGTTGTGGACTCCACATAAGAGGTGTCCGAATCATGAGTTGGTGACTCATCCACATGTAGGTAGTTGTCCGTCGAGTCCGCATCTGACCCAGTGAAGTCACTGTCCGTCCCATTCCCATCAGGGAAGAGGGTCTCGACAATGAGGGGTCCAAGGAAGGAGTTGTATGGAGAGTCGCCTACCTCATTAGTGACATAGATGTCACTGATCTGAATACGCGTCTTATCATCCGTCCCCTCGTGGAACTCAATCACATTGATCTCTGCCGCACCACCATTCTGTGTGTCGATGCCGGTTAGAGCAAGGACCTCGGTATTGTCAGCCATGATCGTGATGGCACCAGTGGAGTCATGAATTGTCATCTGAATTTCGATGTAGTGAGCCACAGCACTACCGGCCGTGAAGATCGCGTCTGAGGTCCCAAGCAACGTGCTGCCGCGGTACATGGCAATGGCACCCGTGGCCGTCACCCGTCCGTTCAAGTGGATGGTGCTACCATCCCTGTATCTGAATGGAGCGTTGCCCTCTGCGGCAGTGCTTATGATGGTGGCTTCCAACTTACACCAGAAGCCCACAGTCACCGTGTCATCCGCGCTGCCAGTTGGGAGCGTCCACTTCAGCTCTACATCACGGTCGGTTATGAAGCTCTGTCCAATGGGAGCATCGTTGGTACCCACCCCTGTGGCCACGCTGAACGTGCTCCATCGTGAGTCCCACTCGCCATCATCAAACCCTTCAAGAAGGAGTAGAGACATTGCCTATTCCCCCCAGAGGACGCCGGTGACAGACCCCGAGACTTCCTTCACATAGCAACCTCCCTCAAAGCTGAGGGCATTGCCGAACTGGATAGTTGCGGTCTCATTGGCCGCAAGGTTCAAGTAGATAACGACCTGTCCACCGACTACAGCCTTCCGTAGTTCGATGACAGCCGCAGCTCCAGCGTCCTCTTGGATAGAGAACCCCTCAAGGTTATCCACACCGGCGTGGTTGCTCCCTGGTGTAATTGCGGTCACTGCCATTAGATTGCCTCCAATAAGCCGGCTCGATCTAGAAAGACGGCGAGCTTCTCGGCTGTAACCACGTCGTCTACATTGGTATGTTCACTGTACATTCCGATCTCTAGGGCCTTGTCAAAGGAGTCCTGGAAACCAGGATGTGATGTAATCTGGTCTGCCATATCATCCTCGTATGTGTTGATAAGGGTCGCCGTTGATTCGACGTCCCCGTTCGGGTACTTGTATCTTGGGGAGCCACCGGCACAGGGCGGGGTGCTCCATCCTCTGGGCCAGAAGTCAACATGGATGTGGTTGTAGTGGCTCTTGACCTGCCACAGCTTCACACGGATGTTGAGGGCTTCCTGGTTCTCTTCAATGAAAGCCCACACAGCGTCGAGCCACTCCCTGTACCACCCGTCGTTCGACGTCAGGTACTCAATCCCCAGTGGGGGGTAGAGGTCCCTGGCGTTGTTCCACGAGTGCTGCGAGTAGGTTGTGCTGCCACTGATGAAGCGGCAGTTCACACGACCGAAGCGGATGCCTGGGAACTCTTCACTTAGGACTGCCTCTAGTTGGTTTGCTGCGGGGGTTCCCATTTATCCTCCTGCCGTGAGTGCTAGGGCCAGCGTAAAAATCGCACTGGCCCCCGCCACAAGAGAGTAGAGCTCACCTCGGGTTGGCCGCTTGGCCAGCTCGTCGGAGCGCTTCTCTTGATCGTCTGTGTACTGATCGCGAAAGTCCTTGAGGTCAGCTTTGATCTCGGAGAGGACTTCCTTGTTGCTGAATCCGTTGTCCATTATGCAGCAGAGGACCCCCTATCAGCGAAGTAAAACGCCAACACGAGAAGGGCAAGCTGCTCATCCACGAGGCCAGCCACGTAGGCAGAGACCACACCGATGGCGAGGATAGAACGAATTGAACCGGCCGGTAAATACAGCGGCGATTCGGGTTGCAATAGGTCTTTCAAGGTAGCCTCCTGAGTTGGCTATAGTATACCAGATTATGGTTGAATTGTCAAGGGTTAGGTCGGACCCATGTAGCGCACCGCAAGCTTGGAAGCCTGTGCGCGTGATGAAGAGTATCCGTTGAACACGAGGAACGTAAAAACGTCAGTCCCGTCGCTTTCTATCTCGCCCACCACCCTAAAGACTGCGCCGTTTCCTGTAGTGGGGCCAAGAGCCTCGACTTCCCACTCATGGCCAGCGCCCCCCTTTTGGATAAATGCCCTGAAGCGAGAGCCCACCCATGATTGTGTACAGTCAATTTCCCAGATGAATAGGTAACGTCCTGCTAGGTCAGGAACAACATTCGTAGATGAGGCACCGCCCCAGCCGTTGGGGTCGTCAGCATCAGTCCAGGTGAGTGTGTTATTCCCTGTTGTAGTAGAGAGAGTCATTGAAGATGTCCACTCCCCATACTGTGTTGAGAGCGCGACGTTGCCTGGGTTCAAGAGATTGCTGCTGTTCATGTCGATGGTTCCTGTCACATCCAGATTCCCGCCCACTATCAGGTCACTCACAAGAGTCACTATCCCAGTGAAGGTAGCGACAGCGTGAAAGCGTACCTCCTTCCAGAAGGTTACGAGCCAACGGAAGTCTGTTAGCTGACGTAGCGTTTCTCGGGGGGTGAACTTGCCTAGTGGTATTCTCATGCTTGCACGGTTTCAATCAGGCGAAGTTGGATAGTTCCCTCGCCTCGTTGAGTAAGGTGTACTTCAAGATGATCTACTGCAACACTGTAGGCGGTTCCAGCCACAGGATGACCATGCGTATCGTACCTATCCGCAAGCTCAATAATTGTGTTGTCTGCTATGCCAGTGAGGTTTTCAATAATCTGTTGGCCACTGTACCCCTGAGGGGCAGCGTCATCTGAAGCATCGAGAAGTAAGTCCCAGACTCTAAGATGTCGATTGACCCTAGCGTACACATCCACGCTTCGCACTACACTCCAGACAGGGAGGGATGCACCAGTCTTGATCTTTACTTTGATTTGAAGTGAGCGGAAGGGATACGTCGTTGTTGAGTCACTGATTGGAAGAGCTTCTCCTGTATCGCCCACTGTCATACCGTTCCCGAGGTAGGGACGACCTACTGAAAACCCCTCTCCATCCCTGCTAAACGTGACTTCTATCGTACCGTTGGCCACTTGAGGATCAGTGTGAACTTCCATGAACTCCAAGATTTTCTCCCCCGCCAATCCAAAATCGTTGGCAGGAGAAATAGCTATAGCGCTTTCATTGATGAGAGCAGTGCCCCCTATCTCCAGTGAGTAGATAGTGGACCCCTGGGTATAGAAGTACTTACCCTTGTAAAATACCATCGAGGTTACTTGGTTGCCGCTCTTGGCCTCGCCCATGCCTCCAAACCCACCAGTCACCTGATCAAGTTCAAAGAAGGCATCGTTGTCATGGAATCCCGAGAACGCTAGACGTCCTCCACCTGGGACGGGGTATGTATTGGAGGGGCCCGTACCACCGTAGTCGGGTCGTATGGACCCATGCGTTCCGTAAGTTCCATTGGGGTCTACATACATGAGGTATCTTTGAGGCCCCACAGAGTTATCGGGCTCCTTGTCATACCCAATCATGTACACACTTCCTGACGAAGACCATATGGCCTCGGCCACAAAGCCCTCTAGGTACCCAATCTCTGTGCCAAACCCCGTACCCGCAGCTGACGAAGGCGTTATCTCGTGAAGAACGGTGGACCCATTCTGAGGCGCAGCAATGTAGATACGGTTCTCCCCTCGGGCTATTAGGTGCTGATCGAAATTGATGTTGGCGTTCACCGCCGTGTAAGCAAGGGGTGTTTCCGGGGTGGCTGTGTTGGCAGTCACCTTTGAAATCTCATATACCTCACCATCGGCAGGAGACCACACATAGACGTAGGCGCCCAATTCAGCCAACATCACTTGGCCCGCTAAGGACATTTGGTTGTTGTGGTTAGACCAGGTACCGCCCGAAGTACGGCGATGGATTTTCTGTGTGCTGGTTTCATGGAGGAAGAGGTACGTCTCATCACCACAAGCAGAGTTAATGGGGCTACCCACTGTCGAGGAGGTTATGGTTTCGGCAGCACTGAACCTTGTGTTTCCATCATCGTATTCATAGACATCGTCTGAGCCCGTTGCCAGGGCCCACAGCTTTCCTTGTGCTTTGACAAGGTAGGTAGCCACAGCAAAGGCGGTATCGCCCGAGTTGTTCTCTTGAGCGTGGGCAGGGCCCCCAGTCAATAACCCAGGTGAGTTGAAGGGGGAGGCATTCCCAACGATGTAGCTGCGGCCTGGGGCTGTGGGATCAAACTTGATCTGGCCCTCACCTTCTGACCAGTCGGTAATAGACCACTGGAGAATGTCGGGCCGCATTTGAAACTTGCCGTTCTCTCCCTGGAGTAGCTGAGAGTTAGGCGGCCGCAGGGGCTGCTTACTCAGCTTATATCCAGCGCCTTCGGCGTCCTCAGCTATCTTGTACCAGATACCGTTGACCTTGACATGCTTCATTACTTGCGGTACCTCCTCCCTCGCTGGGAGTGCCGCTCTGTGGGTACTTTCTTGACCTGTTCACGCAAGTACGCTACCTCGGCATCACGCAAGCGGACATGCTCGCGGAAGAACCAGTAGGAGTCGCGTGCTTCTTGACCACCCTGAGTTGTTCTGTCTGTTCTCTTGCCAGGGTCGTCTGTTGCCATCACCGCAGCGCCCCCTAGGAGCTTGTATACGGCTCCGTTTACGACGATGGGCGCCACCCTATCAGGGAGCTCCGTTACGGCCGCATACGGGCGCCTATAGACCACATGGACCGATCCAGTGAAGTTGGCCGTCGAGATGAAAATCTTGGGCTGCGTGTTGGCAGGGTCAGTGGCGAAGTAGAAGTACGGGGTGAAGAAATCACCATCATCAATGTACCACGTAGAGATGACATCCTCCATAGCGGTGTCAGTCACGTCGTACCAGTCGTCCGTGGTGATCGTGACATCCTCAGTGGTGAGGTAGAACACCCGAGGGTTCAGCTCCTGGAGTATCTGGTCCACAGCCTCGTCCATCTGCTCGATGGTGAAGCGTGGGTTCTTCTTGATGACGTCACCGGACCCGAGCGTCTCAGCACTGATCGTGCCTTGAGCTCGTGACACGATGAGGTCGTTTGTGGAAATGGCCGTCACTAGCGCAAGCTCGCCAGCCACTGTCTGAACAAGATCACCAACCTGGAAGGCATCACCGTCTCCGACAGAGAACGTAGTGCCCGCGCCACCTGGGGCGTTGGTCAGAGGAGTCTGGTATGGGCGGTTCCGAGGCTCTGCCCCTTCTACCGACATACGGATACTCGCTCTGAGAGATGCTGCTGTGACGGCCATGAATTACCTCATGCGGAGCCTATGATGCCCGCGCGTTTGTCGTGTCGTGAGATGGCTAGATTGACCAGCGCGTTCACCCAGCGCCACACGTCGGATACCGTGCCCTCTCGGGCTACTGGCAGAACTCCGGCTGTGCCTTGGCGCTCGTTGTTCCCGCAGCCGTGGATGCACCCGAACTTCGTGTCGTCATCCGCTTCAAACGGGTGCTCGCTACACTGAGGAATGCCATCGCGGATGGGGTTGAGTACGTTGTGGTCGTTCAGGGCCTCGGGCTTCATGTAGTTCTGCATGAGGCGGTCAGCGTAGCTCCTGGCGAGCTTCTCTCGCTCGGCCCTGGTCTTGGGTGCTGTGCGTGAGACGGGTGCCGCCGTAATAGCAGAGCCTGGGGAAGGTGCTTCCCTCCCCAGGTCTGCCATATGGAAGCCGTCACCGAGGTCTTCTCCGAAGTCGCCCGATTCTAGGCGCTTCTGGACCTCAAAGGACAGGGAGCCCATTAGCCCCAGGTCCGCGACGTCGTGGTGTTCTGACCAAACTGGCCCTCACTCTTGGTGGGAACAGTGATCTGATAATGGGCTTCCGTGCAGAAGCCCTCATACTTCGGGTCCCACTTGGCCCAACAACCCCAGGTGGGGCAGTGTGCCGATACGCCGGTCTCCAAGTCGAAGAACACATTGTATCCCTTACGGGTGTAGAACTGAAGCCCGATGAACATGTCGGGTGCTGCGATGTTGTTGTTGATCTGCGGCTCCAGAGGTATCTGGACCACAGTGCCGTCTGTCTTTTCTGCCTTGACAGTGTAGAGACGCTTGGCCTCAACACGGGCACCAGCGGGTGCGAAAGGCAGAAACCTCTTCTCCGCTAGTTCAACCTTGATGGGCTTGCCATCGTGGTCATGCTCCACCTCTGCGCCAAATGCGGAGTCGGGGAGCTCATAAAGTTCGCGATCTACGTCGCGGAGGACTATGCCCTTCACTCCGTCAATCGTCTTTTCTTTCCAGGTTTTCATTGTGTCTCCTTATTGAGGGGGGGACTGCTCTCGTCCCATAACTGCGTTACTGAATGAACGGCAGCCCCCCCTCAGATTGTTAGGTTGTCGGGTCTTGCGTAAGCGCAATCACGAACAGATAACCCTTGAAGTCATCAGCCGTCTGCCCGTTGGTGACGAGGATTTCTACATCTTCGCCAGCCGTCAGGAGAGGGCCACTGTCTCCAGGGAAGTCCAGTGCCGAGATAGTTCCAGCGTGGTCCACACCAGCTGTCGTCGTGCCGAGCGTTGCCGCATCGAACACGTTCGAGCCGTGCGTGAAGGTCTCTGTAGTAGCAATCGAGTTGCCGTACGTGCCTTCGTCCACTGCTGTAAACACCATGTCGTCAGTAGCGAAGTCAATCGCCGTGACGCCTAGGGCCGTGTAGACAGCGTCCGAGACTGAGTGGAGAACTCCACCATTGTCGCGGTCCACAAAGGCTGCGTTGCAGGCAAGCTTGGTAGCTGCCTCCGAAGCGCCAATGAAGATTTCGTTCGCTGCACCCGTGAGGGCTGCGACGAACGTAAACGTCGTCCCATTGATGACCATAGGATCGGTGTCGGTTACGGGTTCTGCAATCGTGAGTGTGCCTTGAGCCTTGACACCAGCAGTGCCACCTACCCTAGAGTAGGAGCCGAACAGGAATGAGTACTCAGTCTCCGCCGAGGCCACAGAAGTGGCACTGGAGAGGACCTCGATGTCAGCGTCTGCGGCTGTCCGCGTTGACACTGTCACCGTGCGAGTAGCTACATCGCCACTGTTCGTTTGCTGATGGACGAGACCGACGAGACGCCAAGCTGCACCCGAGGGTACAGTCAGAATCTCGGCGGTCGTGCCATCTGCTGCTTCAGAGTACTGATGAAGTTCGGGGGTACCGATCTCCGAAGCCTCTGCATACTCAAACAGGACATCCGACACATCTGAAGTCTCCCCTGATACACCGGATGAGTCGTACGCAATAGCGGCGACCTTGTGGCCTCCTGCGCTTGAGCTCTTCCGGCTACGATCTAGGATTCTTGCCATGTGTTAGAACCTCCTGATTACGCGTCTGTAATGAGAGCAACACCAGCGGAGTCTTCGATTTCAAAGACGCCGTAGTTGGCGGTAGCTGTCAGGACCCAGCCGCGGATAGGCGGCCAGTACATGGGAACGATCTTCGAGCTCCACTTCTTGACCATACCCAGCGCGTAGTTCGCTGAGAAGATACCACCGGCACGGTCCGCTGCGGCGTTAGCCGTTGGGACGTTGGTGGAGAAGTAGATTGGCAGCCCGAACCATTCGCCAGCAAAGCCGTTGCCTGCTGGGCCTAGTTCGTTCGTACCTGCGCGAATACCCTGGGACTGGAACGGCGAGTTCGCGTTCGTTTCCAGAGCGGTTCTCATGTCGCTAATCTGAATTGGGTGAAGGACGCCAACATATGGCTTCGGTGCATTTGCAACCTCAAGCGTGTAAATCGCTTCGAGGATGTTCGCCAGTGTAAGGTCCACAGTTGTGGTTCCTACGGTGCTGGAGAAGGATGCAAAGAGGGCCGTAATGTCTACGTCAATCTTGTCTGCTATGGATCGACCGAGCTGGCGGAGTCGTGCTCCGTGCGCGGCCGGAATGTCTGATACCTCAAGGACGTCAGTGACAGTAGCCATGATACCAACCTCACCAGCCGTACCCGTGACCTTTGCGGTCGTGAGTGCGGTGTTAGCGAGTTCGGTTCCTTCATTGACGGCCGCAGCGGTGAACTTGTCAGCCTTTGGTACGTCAACAGACTTCGACGGCTGATTGCTCAGGTCAAAGTTCTTAAGGAGGGGCGGGGTCACGACTGTAGCCATGAGGGCGTCAAGCACCATATCTGCAATGATGGCCGAGTAAACGGTATCATTGTAGGTGGTAGTGGTTGACGGGTTTGTGCCGAAGTCAACGGCAGCCATTATTTAGTACCTCGTGTTAGTGGTCGATTATTCCTTTCTTGACGAGTTCAGCAGCTTGCACGTTGTCGTCGTTGCGTGGTGCTCGACCTTCCACATATGCCTTGGCTGCCTCCTGAGGGTTCTCTTCAAGCAATTTGCTGAAGTCCTCTGGGGACATCTTCGGCTGTGCGGCTGGTGCGGAACCACCTTGCGGCGAACCTGCTGCTCCTCCTAGGCCTCCCAGTCCTGTGTCCGCTGGAGGGGTTGCCTCTGCGGGCGTTACTGGGGCTTCGGTGGGAGATAGACCGTACTCTTCTGCGAAGGCTGCAACCGATTCGGCTGTGGCCTCTGCTTCGGGGTTGGTCTTAAGGAATAGATCGGCATGCTTAGGGTTGAGGTTGGCTTCCTTGAACGTCGTGGTTGCCTGCAATACACGGAGGTTTGTTTCCGCTGCATCAGCCCGCGTCGTCTGTTCGGCCAGGTTCTCGTTTGCCCTATCCAATGCTTCTCTGAGCTCCTTTGGTGCTCCTGTATTCTCGTCACTCATATGCGCTAGTTCTCCTCTTACGCTACGACCATCTTCGAGGGACGGATGGCGGGGTTTCTCTTATGACTGCCGACGCTCTCCCCTTGCGGGCGAGGTACGGGCTCGGCTCCCGTACGAGTAGATTGTAGTATAGCAGATATTTCCACTATTGTCAACTGCTTTGTGAGCGGAGACCCGAGAGGCTGGCCGATTGTGGCACACCCTCATCAGTGAATCGCTTGAATGGGTTGACTCTGGCGCGGTCTCGCTTGGCCTTGGCAGCGCCGAATGCGCGCTCCATGTTGCGTCCGATGTCAGCCTGCGAAGCACCCGAGGACGGAGCCAGTCCAAGGCTCAGGTCAATCAGGTCCTGCTCGTTGAGGCCAAACCGATCTAGGCCAATCTCCCCACGGAAGCGGAGGATGTTGGTGGCTGCGTTAGTCAGCCCCTCCATAGCTCCGGCGTAGGACGTAAGGCCTTCAGTCCGTTTGGCTAGGTCAATCGCACCTTCAACACCGATGTCCAAGCCGGACTCGATAGCTGCCTGGTGTAGAGAGGACTGCTCCCAGAGGTCGTAGACCTCCTGCGGGGCGTTACCTGCCATGAACTCAAAGGCATCGTCCGCATCAAGGGGGTCCATGCCGTTGGCCACAAGTACCTCGTTGAAGGCCTCAAGGGCTCCGGCGTGTGACTCCAGGCGGTCGAAGATGTCGAACACCGTCGATACGTCCGTGAGGCTATGTCCCTGGGCAACAAGGTCTCCAATCATGTCAGGGGTCACAGAGGCGGGGTCACCTCCGTCAGCGAGGATGAGCTTCTTGACGCCGGACTCCAACTCCAGGAAGGACTCGACGCTTTCGATAATGTTGAGGCCAGTAGCCTCGAAGGCTTCGATGCCTGGGAAGCGTGCCTTGAACTCGGGGAGCATGGCCAGGTTCTCAATGAGCCAGTCGGTGGGCTTGCCCTCGGCATGGGCGATGTAGAGGAGGTCCAGGACCGCATCGCTTTCCTGTGCCCAGTCAGGGAGGATGCCTTCGTCAAGGGCCAGAGCGATCACACGCTCAACTTCACCCTCGAAGGTACCGTCCCCCTCCACGTCCATGATGTTACCACCGAACGTGAAGCCTTCCTGTTGAGTGATATCACCGAAGGACATAGGCTCGTAACTGGTGGGGCGTTGGCCCTCACCAAAGATGGCGTCCATCTCTGAGCCGTTGGCCTCAAACACCATGTAGCGCTCGGAACCAGGCAGCTTGTAGGCGACATACCAGTTCCCCGTGGTCTGATCGTAGTACCACTTCATGTCCTTGCCAACCAGGATTTTGACGTCCTTACCTATACCTGGGGTGGGCGGCGGAGGTGGATCAGTATCCGTGGTGTCTATACCGGATGAGTCGTCAATGCCGCCGGCAGCCTTGACCTCTGACTGGAACGTATTGAACTGGCGTGTGCCGGTCGAGAGCTCCATGGCCATACGGGTGACACGAGCCTCCCAGCTCTCGTCACTACCAGCCGTCATTGGCACACCCGACTCTTCCCATTGGGCTATGACCCACGCCTCAACCTTGTCCATGCCCACGACGTGCTCGAAGATGTCAGCGCGCAACGCAGATAGGTCACGACTGTCACCGGCGTTCAGTTCATCCTGCCAGCCAGCGGCCCTAGCTGGATCAACGGTGATGCCCCAAGTTTTCTTGACGAAGTCAATGATGTTCTGAAGTTCTGTGCTGATTTCCGTTGCCATAGTGTTATCCTCTCAGGACGTTCTTGACGTCACGTACTCGTTGCTCCAAACCGTTTATGAATCCTTGCGACTGTTGATGCTCCGGTGTACGAGCCAGTCTGCTAGAGAAAGCGCTAGATGAAGCACCGAGAGCAGCACCACTGGCAGCCACGTCGTTAGCAGTTCTTCCGGCCTGACCGCCACCGCCGATAACAGACGTCGCCGCTTGTGCATAAGGTGCCACGTATTGAAGTTCATCCATCCCCTCCGGTTTGTTCTGATAGAGTAGGCTATGGCGGTTTGTAGCTCTGATCTTGTTAAGTACGAAAGTCTGGTAGTCGAGCTCCTGCTGACCACCAGAGGCCACAATGGCATCCACGTATTCGTTTGCGATGCTGCGTGCATCCTTGCTGTCTTCGAGGAGGTATGCTCCCCACATCTTGCTGGCGTCTTCAGTCAGCTGGTCAATATCGAACATGTTCCGCAGCTGTGCAGCTGTCGGCCTGCCGCTGCCAGAGCCTCCCCTGGGCTTACCAATCCCAGCGAAGTCGTAACCTGTCCGCATGGTGAAGAAGTTCAGGCCATCCTGCCACATACGGTTGTACTCATTGAAGTCGAAGGAGTCCCTGGAGGGGTCACCCTCGGGGATGTAGCCGTAGGCGGTACCTCTCTGCTTCTGTTGGTCAATCATGTAGCCGGTGGCGGCGTCGATATTGTCACGAACGAGAGCATCCACAATGAACTTAGGCACACCGAACTTGCTGGCCCAGGACTCTGCTTGGGTCACCATGTCCTTCCGGAACTGGGTCTGCCAGTCAAAGGCTTCACCCAGGCTAGGTTCGCGTTCTTCTTCTGCCCCTGCTGCGCCAGTGTCATCGGCTGGTAGGTCTGGTAATCCCATTAGTTCTTCCTCGGTATCATGGTGTCAGGATTATACCACACATCTTCACCAATGTAAAGCCATCCAAATACACGTCCGTACATGTCTGTGTGTCCATACCGCTCGGGGTCACGGACGATAGCGATAGGGAGGCCTCTGTCGATGGCGCTTGATATCGCTGCTTCGAGGTTGTCCCTCTCTGCCTCACCACCCTGTCCAAGCTCTTGGGCGTTCCAGCCGAGCAGACGGACAGAGGTGACCTGCTGGGCACCGCCGATCCCTGGAGCGTTGAAGGCTACATGGATGGTATCACCATCGGCTACGTTGCGGACCCAAACTTGTGTGGCGTTTGGGTTGGCATTCCCCTGCTCATCGAAGAGAGGGGAGGGCTCGTCCGGTACCCAGTCGTAGGACCCCAGGGTCTTGCCATAGGCATCATTCCACTTCTTCACGTTGTCTACCTGGTTGAAGGCATCGTCCTGGACCATGCGGGAGAAGCGGGCCACAGCATTGTCACGGACCGTGCGCCACGACGGGTCGCCAGCGGCTCTCCGGTCGAGGGCCTCACCAATCCACACCAAGCTTTGCTTGTGTTCCGCGCGAGTCTCGGCACTGAAGGCCTCGCCGTCGAGGACCTTGCCATAGAAGGAGGTGAATGACTGGTAACCAACACTTCGCGTGGCCTGCCAGCCGCGGAAGTCTGGATCAATATGGGCGAAGATGGGGTTCTCCAGGCTGGTCTCTGAGATCATGTTGGCCGTGGCCTTGTAGATTTCGTTCATCATGACTGTCTCCGAAGGCTGGTCGTGCTTGTAGTCCAGACCGATGATCGGGAGGAGCCGCTCCAGCTTGGGAGTAATCTCTAGGAGGGCCCAACCATCTTCAGAGAACTCCTGGCGGAGCTCCTCTGGGGTCGTAGGCATCTGAGCACTCCATGGTCGGACCTTCATGGTGAAGCCAGACTCACCCTCTTCAGGTGGGAACTCTGTATCGTAGGCACGCTTCAGGTCGGGGTAGTTGTTCCACAGCTCTCGGCCTGTGCGGAAGGGGAGGATGTCGTCTGCACGCAGCGACTCTGCTGCCGCCTCCAACCACGCCTTGTCGGCGTCACGCATCTCGTCCCACCGCTCGTTGTTGGCGATGGTCACACCCTCGGTGTAGGCTGCCTTCGCTGCCCGCTCTTTGGCCTGGAGTACGGTGCCAATGATGTTGGAGGCCACCTTCCGTGGCGTCATCGGCTCAATCCAGCCGTTGTCCTTGTAGGCGTTGTGACGGGCCTGGTCGGTCTTGCTGCCACCCGTCCGGTACGCTAGGTCGTTACCTGGAATCTGTGCTTCGAGTCCTGCATCCGACCACTTCCAGGAGGATACAAGGTTGACAGCCATGGCGGGGTTCGTGGCCACGGCCAAGTCGCGCTCCCAGTCAGGGAGATCAAAGTAGTAGTTGCGTACCCAGTCAGCTGCCCGACGTGCCTGCTCCGGCGTGTCCGTGGACATATAGGGGGGGAGCTCAATGCCCATCGTCTCCATGCTGCCAAGCCACACCTCACCAAGGTCATCATTTGCGGAGTCGAAGACAGCGCCGACTGGGCGCATCAGCTCTACGAAGTCTTCCTTCAGGCTGGCCACAGCCTCAGCGCGAGCGGCACCCTCAAGAATCTTCCCGATCTCCTCATCAATTAGGGCGGTCATACCCAGCTCTGCGCTGACGCCATCAAGGTCCGCAAGCTCTGCGTAGAAGTTAGGGTCGGACAGCGCTTCCTTGATGTTCTTGGTTGCCTCGATCCGAGGCCCCCAGCTCTGCTTCATGATGGTCGAGCCAAACTGTTCTCCCGTGACAAGCTGTGCCATGGAGCTACCCATGGATACACTCCTAGAGAGTGTACCTCCACCCAGGAGCATTGCAGCAGCTCGGTTCCCAATACCTTGAGGCGTCTGGAAACCTAGACTTGGAACCCATTCGCTCCAGTCGTCCATGTACCGCTGATGAGCAAGAGGGTCCTTGATTGGGTCCGGCATGTTGAATCGGAAGATAGCCTCAAGGGCCATCACAGGGATGACTCCTAGGCCTGGTAGCAGGACGTTAATGGGGGACTGGCCCTGTTGGAACAGGAAGAGTCCCCTACCAACGTCGATCCTCTCAAGGCCAACAGCCTGAGCGGCCCAGCCGACAGCTGGGTCTTCTTGGATGCGGTCCAGGTCGAAGTCTGTGTTCGCCACACGAGACAGGAAGCCACCCGTACGTGGGTTGATTGGTAGGGCATCAACCATGGCATTCGCTGCCTTGCTGACGCCAGGGACATTCGACTCGTTCAGCCAGCCACGAAGTTGGGGGCGGGAGAAGAGCTCGCGTGTCCAACGACCGATCATGTCAGCGTAGGGCTTACCGAACGGAGCCAGTCCGACAACCTTGCGGCCAGCGAGTGACTCGTTGGTGAAGGAGTACATCCTCCGCTCAATTTCAAACACAACCTTCTGTTCAGCCAACTCTTGCACATACCGTCGTGAGACGACACCCTGGGTTTCCTTGAGGTGTGCTTGGAACTGAGGGACTGCGGCACGGACCATCTCCTCGGGGGAGTTTGGATACTGGCGCCGAAGAATATCGAACACCTCGTTCTCATCCATGATCTTCCTGCCCTGCGAAGCGAAGAGCTTCTCAAGGCGGGCAGTCTCGGACTTCCTCACAGTGCTGGCCATGGCGCCACGTCGGTAGTTCAGGGGGCGGGTGAACAGTGCGTTGGTGGCAACGTCCACGGCTCCCGCAACACCGGAGCTAGCTTGCTGGCTGGCGGTCACAGAACCGAAGCCTTCGAGAACCCAGGGTGGAAGGACCGTAGGGCCAGCCTTGGTGCTGCCCTTCACTGCTGCCGTCTCCGCTCCCTCAAGCCAAACCTTCTTGGCCGCTGCTGTGGCGGCATCATCGAGCTCCGCAGTGGCGAGCTGCCACATGGCCTCATAGCCCGAGCGGACCTGCTCAGCTGTCGCGCCAGTACGGACCTTGCCCGTGACTACGTCGAAGAACTGGAGGTCACGAGCGGACGCTGCGGTCTGCTCCAGCATGAACCAGTCATCGAATGCTTCAGCACCCTTGAGGTGGGCGACGAAGCCCTCGTTGGACATGAAGCCCTGGGCCTGCCGCTGTGCGGCGTTGTAGTAGTCATCATTGCCGCCGAACTTGTTCTTCTTGAAAGTGACCTCGTCAAGACCCACACCCTGCGTTTCGAGCCATGCTCGCTCCTGCTGCTGTAGATAGATGGGGTACTCTTCGAGCTCAGTGAGGCGCCGCTGAGTGCGCGCTGGCATCTTGGCCCAGGACCCACTCTTCTTGAGTCGCGCGAGCCTTATCAGCTTCTTAGAAACCTGGTCTTCCATGAAGGTGAAGATCGTACGACCACCACCGGCATGCAAGTAGGAGATGAGCTCATCCATGGACACAACGATACCCGTCCGTGGGGTGAACACCTTGTCCAGGACCCACGCGAGGTGGAGATTGTGTACGACCTCAGCGATGTTGTCAGTGGCAATCTTGGCCACCACACGCTTCAGGGCATCCGGTCCACCCGTGGCTGCCGTCATCATCTCCAGAGGAGAGGCGGGGGCGAGCCAGGAGCTCTTATGTTTGAGGACGTCATGCGTCTGTCGGAGGAAGTCATCAACTGTGATACCAAGCGTGTCATCAATTACTCCGCTGGTCGCGATGATGCTCTGAGGCACAACACCTACTTCCTTCTTGGCGGCGTCTTCTAGAGAGATACCTTCCTTATGCGCGCGAGCAAGGATAGCCTCATACTCGGTTGCCTGCTTGGTCTGACGCGACATGAGGAGCTCATACCTGACAAGCCCAGTATCAGGATCAATTGCACCAGGAATCTTCTTCCACTCTGGGTGGGTGGCAATGTGTGTGCGGTTGAAGTCGTCCCACATATCCTTGAGGATGCTCGTCAGCTCACCAAAGTCCATACCCTGGGTCTGGTTCGTTTTCATCTCGACCTTGATTGCATCCATTCGCTTACGATTCTTGACGTACAGTTCGCGGGCTCCCTTAATGGTGCCTGTCTCTTCAAAGGTGAGCTTCACGCCTGCGGTAGCAGCTCCATCGTCCACTATGCTGTCCACTCCATAAGTACGCCTAAGTATGCCCTGCTGGTTGTCCAAGGTTCTCATCTCAAGAGCAAGGTCTGCGGCCTCAGACTGGAGGCGGCCACGGTCGGCATGGAATTGCATGATTCGGCGTTTGTACACCACCACACCATCCAAGTCATCTACCGCTGCGAACATACGTGTCCCAGCTTGGCTGATGTGCTGTGTGCCAGTAGGGCCGTGGTAGTTGAATAGGGTGTTGGCATTGATCTGGTTGAAGAGGTGGCGCGTGTGCTGCACAGCCTTGCTCGGCTGCATACGCATGATCTCACCAAACTGGCGGGAGGCCATCACAGCCAGGGTCGTCTGATTTGCACTCAGGGCATCACCACCGTCAAGGTAGTGTCCGTGGAAAAGGTCCGCAATGTACTCACGATCCATCTCCCCGTACGTGAGGTCATCGGGCATGATCCTGCGTGGCTGTACGTGAATTGCTCCGTCTACATCGACGGCACCTACGCTGTCAGCGGTCACACCATCGGCCCATTGGGCAGGAGGCATGGCCTCGTCAGCATTGAAGCGGACGGCATCATTGACCTTGTCGTCAATGAGCTTCTTGGCATACTTCTCCGAGAACCTTGCGGCCTGAGAGGACATGGAGGAGGAGTTACCCGACTGGAGAATGAAGTGGTCGTCAAATTGAATGCGTGCAACATCCCAAATCTGTTCCATTGAACCGCGGCCAAGCGTAGTAGCCATAGCCAAGTCTCCCTCTAGGGACTTACCTGCACGACCGATAACACCGGCCACAACCTTACCTTCCGATGTCCTCACTGAGTAAGCAACTCCGCCCAGCTCTAGCTCTGTGCGCTTGAGTTGATAGGTCACGTCGGTCCCACCCTCTTTCACTGTGACAGTGGCGGCGGGGGTTTGCACAGTTTCCGCGTCATCAAGAATCCGTGGAAGGCGTGTGCCGAGGAGCTCGTCAGCTTCAACCTTGTCAGCACCCTTGACGGTGACGGCTTCAGGATTCCTCTTGAGGACCTTGCCTTCCGCGATCTTGTAGATGACGTCGGCCTCTTCATCAGCGAAGCCTGTCAGTCGTCGTGACGGAGTGAGCCCCGTCTTGACGTCCAGCCGTACGGTAGAGGGAACGAGCTTGTGCCCCTCCCGTTGAAGGAAGGCAAGTTCTGCGAGGTGATTCTCAGACAGGGTCTGACGTGCTGAGGATGGGTTGACCGTGATTTCAAGGGGCTCCATACCGCGCTTAGCAATACGTGCACCAGCAGCCTCAATGGCTTCGTCAGTCACCTTGGCGACGTCATCTGCAAACGGGGCGAAGGCTGCCATGGAGATATGGTTGTAGGCATTGGCCAACTGAGGCTTCGAGAAGTGCATCACATAAGTGGGCAAATCCCTGGCTTCACCAAGGATGGCATTTGCCATCTTCTCAATGGTGCCCGTTTGTTCAAGTACATCCATGGCAATAGAGCCACCCAGAGACCCGCCAGCCGACCGGCCCCCAAGCATGAGTACTTCATCGTGCTTCGATATCTCAGCCACAGACTTGTAGGCAAGGTGGTAAGCGTCAGCAGCGTTCTGTGATCCCCATCGACCAGCTGCTGAGAGCGGGGCACGGGTTGCAAATAGGGGGGCGTCCATTGCCATAGTCATGCCGTAGGTCACACCCAGTCCAATCAGGGTGCCCTCCAGTCCGAGGACGTGGGCAGGGGTCTCGTAGTTCTTCAGCTCCTGCCAGTACTCTGGGTCGAAAATCCAGGAGTCACCCTCAATCAGATTGACGACCGCGAGCGTGACGCCGGTGGCGATAGTCTCCAGGAGCTCGCCGTAGCTTGCAGCGATACTCATGATCGCCTCAGCATTTGAGAAATCTACATCCTCCATTTCCTGGAGAACGACTCTTGATTGCTCGTTGTAGAAATCTTGCTGCTCTTTCATGGCCTCCTGGTTCTCTGAGGAGAACAGAATCTCGTCCACAGCCATGTCGGTAGCGAGGTCTTCGTCGCCTCCAGCGGCGCGCATCCATAGCTCCCAAACCTTGGGGTCCAGTTCAGGCATCTGACGCACGTAATCCATGGCGTCACCGAAGCCTGCCTGGACGGTGAAGTCTTCCAGCGACATTCCCAGGTCTTCCTTGATCTTCGACTCAGCCAGTAGGCGTGCCTGCCAACGGTTGCCAGCTCCCCTCTCAGTGAGCTCAGCAAGGGTGTCGGCAGTGACACCAAGCATGCCGTGGGCGATGTCATCAGCCCCAACAACATCGGCAGCAGCGAGGGTAGCATCAGCAATTCCCTGAGTTACATTTGCACCTGGATCAATCCAAGCCTGCTCTCCAATCCAAGCATCAGCAATTCGGAAGGCGTTCACGGTCCAGCCCCACGCCTTTGCAACGGCACCAGTTACTGTCTTGACCTCGGGAAGGGCCAGGACGTTCTGTATCTGACCCACTTCCCGATCAACAATGCCACCAAACTCCTGGCCCATTTCCTTGACACCCTTAGGGGTGGTCATACCGAATATGATGGAGCGGGTCTCTTCCTGGAACTCCGCAAGCTTGCCAGCATCATAGGCCTCTCGGCGTGCGGCTTGGTCGGCATGGCGACCCTCAAAGCCGCGTAGCTTCTCCTGCTCTAGGGTCATTCGGTACAGCTCACGGAGAGGTTCCCCACCTACACCAGCGAAGAGATCAATGTCCTCAGCATAGTTGACATACCACGAGAGGGGGATATCCCCACCCGTCTCGTAGAAAACCTTCTCCAATTTGGACACAAAGATATCCTGCTGGAGGAGTGTCTTGTTCTGGCTACCATCAGGGAGGCGGTAGGCTTGATCCGTCGTATTGCCATACTGGCGTGTGTTGACCCGCGACCCCTCGTTCTGTAAAAATGCAGCAGCAAGGGCACTAGCCTTGTTGGGGGACGTCGAGTGGTACCCGTAGAGGTTGGCCTCAAACGCCTCACGCGCCATGGGGGGCTCGGATTCAGCACCTAGTCGGTAGTCGCTATTGCCGTACGTCTCATATGCCTCCCTGTCCTCGGGGGCCAGGTGGGATTCAAAGGGTACGGGCATTAGTTGCTCCTATTAAGGTGTGCGCGAATGGCATCTCTGGCCATCTTGCGAATGACAGGATTGCGGCCGTTCTTCGCGATCAACCTGAACTTGTCGATGTTAGCGCCACCTTCAATGGTGGCATTCTGTGGTGGACCCGCGCCTGGGCCTAGCGAGAGGCCATCAGTCACAGGTAGGTCAGAGAAGGAGCCCTGGGAGAGCTTGCCCTGAGCACCAGCTGAACTAGAACCAGCAACGTGCCCAACAGGCTCTGCCTGCACGACCTGCTGGATGTTGTCTTCTATGACCTGACGGTCACCATACTCGGTGGAACCAGGTGAGATGCTGTCTGAGATTTCACTTGCGGAGGGCACGGTTTCTCCTGTTGATTAGGCGGCTGCGAAGCTTCCCTTTGATATCGGGTAGCACATGATAGAGGATGATGAGGAGTAGGGCGGTGTCGATGAATTCGATCATTGGGTCCCCTGTACCAGGAAGTAGTGGGTAATGAGCCCAACAAAGCTGTCGTTCAGCTGTACGGTCAGGCGCTGTCCTTCTTCCAAGACAATATCCTTACCTGATTTGGCGAAGGTCCACCGGACAGTGATGTAGTCATTGCCTGAACCTTTGTCAAGCCAGTTGACGTCGTAGCACAGGCGAGCCCAGTCCCCGTTGGACTTGACAGGCACACCGTCTGTAAGGTCCATGATGGTCGTGCCATGCTCATTCTCGACAATGACCTCGATGCCGTTCGTGAGTGCTGCCCCAATGTTGCCATACTCCTGCGCAGTACCACCACCAGTATCCTCGATGGTCACAATCATGCGAGTGATAGTGAAGACCTCACCAGCCCCAGGCTCGATGTAAAACTCTTCCACAGCACCAGCGTAGTTACCTACAGCGTTCTTGGTGCCAGTCCCATTACCAGCGGTATCGAGATAGCGTGAAAGATGGACGGTTTTCATCTACGCCACCTGAGCTGGCGCGCCAGGGCCCAACACTCCAGGTAGAGACGGAAGGCCTGCCGATGCAGGTAGGCTCTCAGCGTTGCCAGGAATCCCCCCTCGGGAGAGTCCTTCGGCGGCCGAGATGGCTTGGAGGGGATCGTTGCCCGCGACAGAACCTCCAGCTCCTCCCTGCTGAGCGGCGGCCGCGGCTTGAGCTGCCTCCTGTTGTTCTTCATAGAGCTTGACAAGGACTTCCTCCATAGTGAGATCGGGGTCGTTCAATAGGTTGAAGTACATGAGGGCGATTTCTGTGCCCCCCTGTGCGGCCTGCGCCACGATACCTTGGGACACAGCAAGGATCATTTGCTCCTTCTGGACCTGTTTCTCTTCGGCCTCGGAGTCTTCAAGGAAGTCTAGCTCGTCTCTCGCTCGCAGCTTGGAGATGAGTCCTGAGGACAGGTGCAGTTGCAGCCTGGTCTCTCTATTGGTGGGGTCTGATCCTGCGCCCAGTCCGTAAGAGCGCACCACCTCGTAAGCTCCGGCGATATCTCGCTCGGGGTTGAAGGTTTCGGGCTTCTTTCTGTCATGAGAGTCTCCGTAGATCGTCTTGGAACCTTGGCAGAAGTTCTCGTCTACACGCAAGACGAGGCCAGATACTCGCTCCAGGAACCACTCAAAGTCTCGGTGGGTCTGGGCAAGTCGCGCATCCAAGGCCCCAGTGCTGGCCGTGATGGCTCGGCCTGAGGCGATGGATGCTCCTGGTTCACCAATCAGCTGCTGTGGGTAAACAGACTGCGTACGTGCTTGGTCCTCCAGGCGTGCGATAAGGTCCTTGACATCGAAATGGCTTGTCGGGCTGAACCTGTCCACCTTACCCTCGCTTGAGCGATAGGTCAGGGTGGCACCAGGGCCGAAGGTGTCTAGGCCTTCGACGTCGTACCCAGCAACTGCGGGGTAGGTCTCTTCCTCGGTACGTTCGATAGTCAGGGCCATCAGATGATGCTGGACGCGGAGGATATGCACGGTTTGGTCGTGCATACCTCGGCGCTCACCATCAAAGGATGAACGTGGAATCTCCACCACAGGCACGACGCCCATGGGGTTCTCCACGTCTACAAGAGTCCACCCTCGGTTTTCCTGTCGCCCCTTCGGGGACACGTCAACGAGCATGTGGCGTAAGCGGGTTCTCTCGAACCAGTACCACTCTTCTACGATTGAATTGGAGTCCAGCTCCGCATTGATCTCAGGATGGTTTCTCGTGAGTTCGTATGAGTGTATCTTACGGGCCACAAGGCACTCAATTACCTCGCCCTGCGGATTGACCACAGGGTAGTAGTGGCGAGGGTCAAGGCGGTGGATTTCTGGGTTCCGCATCTCGGGGTCCTTGGTGAAGTCGGTCCACACGAAAGCGGCGGCGGCTCCGGTACCAGCGTAGTCCCCGAACCACTGTGCTAGCTTCTTGTTGATATTCGAGGCGTTCTCGATCTCGCGGAGCCTACGCTCACGCTTCGCCGCGCCTCGATACCCTTCGGGTCCACTTTCCATATGGGGGATGGGCACACGAATGGATGGTACCATGGAGCCGCCAATAGATGCAAAGTGTGACACACCGAGTTCGATGGTGTTGGCCACAGTCGGGGCGAGGGGCTCGCGCGTCAGGTCAGGCCAGACACGGTACCACTCACCGTTGATGACTCGTGTGATGTCTTTGACACGGTCCTTCCACTCAGCGTGGGCTTCGATCAGGAGGTCACGGCGAGTCCAGTCACTAGTCTCTGCCAGCTTGACCTCAAACCCAGAGTAGGACTGGTCCACGGCTTGCGCCTGGAACAGTGAAGTTTCGGGTGAGACCGTCGCTAGGGTCTCTAGATTACTACTCGGCATCGTCGTCGTCATCCTCCATGCTACTGTGGGCCCAGTCTACTACCTTCTCCATAACGTCAATAGCGCGCTCACCCTGTTCTACCAGTTCAAGCGCGTAAAGCATAGATTCGGGGTGAACTACCAACCACGTTGCTTTCATTGGCTCCACTATAGCACACTTCCCAGCATTTGTCAACCCCCTCTTCCACGTCGCAATCTGCGTGCGATCCCTGGGGGGAGGTTACGTGAGTTGATGGTCTGCTCAATGTCGAGCGGCTTGGCCGCGATGGTGGGCACTTCGCCCTCTGCGATCCATAGAGCTACCAGAGCGTCTTTTGTGTCGGAGTAGGGGAAGGCTTGCATATCTGCGATAAGGGGTTCGAGTCTCTTTCTGTCCTGCGGTGTAGCTGACGGTAGACAGTACAGGCCACCCCCGAACAGGGGCGCCACGGCCGCAATACCGTATTCTTCGTCGTTGATTGATCCTCGCTTACGTCCTCTTCCGTAAGTCGTGTGAGGCAGCAGGACAGTGCCAGCAGCTCTTGCTCTGGACTTGAGGACGTCATCTCCCATGAGAGTTGGTGCATAGTTTACCTCGATGAGGGTTCGTTGGGGGTGATACTTTTCCCAGAACATGTACATGAGCTTTTCGCGAATTCCGGTAGCGCCAAGCTTGTCTGTGACGAGGAGGTCAACGACTGTGCGCACTCTGGTTCGTGGATCGTAGGCAAGGACCAACGATGCAGCACGTCCAGATAATGCGGGGTCGATTCCGAGGATGAGGATTTCATGTGGGTGTACCTGTCCTAACATTCGTGTCTCACCAAGCTCAAGGGCTCGGTCGATCATGTCTTGTGAGAAGATGGTGGCGTCGTCGCCCACATCCTCTTGCTGATATACAAGGCGCCAGCGCCACACACCCAGAGACTCCATCTCCGTGCGGATGTCGCGCATGCCCTTCTGGTAGTACTCGCGGTTGTTGAACTCGTCGGTAATCATCTTGCCGTCGAGCGGCCAGTAGTCCGGCCAGGTGGACTCCTCTTCGTCACCCTCGCCAACGATGGCGGGGATGTCCACGAAGGCTGCGTGTGGGTCCTCTGCCCAGGCTTCCTTCCACGAGCGGAAGTTGTCCTGTGGGTGCACACGAGTACCAACGACAACGATCTCTCCCTTGTGTGCGCGGGAGGATGCTTCCTGGAGGAACCAGGAGTCGAGGTTGTTGCGACGGTTCTCCGTCATCTGGTTCTCTAGGGTCAGGGCGTCGTCCAGTAGGAGAAGGTCAAGTCGTGACCCGTAGATTTGCGCGCCAATACCGAGAGCCTGGATAGAAGGGTCTCGTTCACCAGATCGTCTCTGACGGATAGTAATCTGCTCAGCGTCCCATCGGTGACTAGAATGAGAGTCCGGTTTGAAACCTTTGAAGTCCTGGATAAGGTTCCGTTTGGTATTGTCATAGAGGTGCTCCTCGGTCATGTACCTCTTGACTCGTCGGAGAATATCCTGGGCTTTGGAGGTGCTCTTCGATACGATGGCCACACGGGTATCAGGGTTGAGGCAGAGCTTGTACAGCACGTAGCCCAGACTGACATGCGTACTCTTCCCTGACTCAGGGAATCCGTTGACGATCACTTTGTTCACGTTTGTATCTTCAAGTGCATCCACGATGCCCTGCTGGTGGGGGAACACCTTCAGGCCGAGATACTCTTCCGAGAACTGGCTGTACGACATCCAAGAGATGTCCGGCCAGTCGCGGTTGTTCTCGTCCAGGGCAGGGTCATCGCCCTGACGGATGGCCTGTGCCAGCTCCTTCCACTCAGGGTCTCGGTCCCCGTTCTTCTCCCACCACCCACGAGACACGCCGAGGAAATCGACGGCCCCCTGGATGGAGAAGCCTTGTCGGAGGAGCTCTAGAAATGACTCCTTCGCCCACACCTTCCAGGCAGCTGTGCCTTTGGATGCGGGCGGTGGAGGCAGATAGACATCGGGTAAATCTCTAACAACTTTGAAGGTTTGGGCCTTGATCTTTCCAGACCGAGAGGTCTTTGTCTTCTTGGTCACAGTCAGTAGGGTTCCTCTTCCTGGTCCTCGCCCGTAATCGCGGCGTAGACCTCTGCGGCTGCTTCTCTGGCTTCGGCTACGTCGTAGGCGATAGCCATCTGTAGTCCTTCGTGGAAGATGTAAAAGATGGAGAGTTCAGACTCATCATCCTCTACTTCCGTAATCACGATGTCGGGATCGACTGAATATACAAAATCCATGATATCACGCTCCTTCTAGTTTGTCAAGCTCATATTCGTATTCCGTGTAGGTGGAGGGGTTACCAAGTGACTGGGTCACTCGGGTCATGAGCTTGTCCGCCTGTTGGCGGCGGTACCCTTGCCACAAAGCCAGGTAATTCGCTGCGTCCATCAGCGTGTCCTCCAAGCTTTCGTGGTTCGGGCTCTTGCCGCTCATGAGCTGCCGTAGCCGCTCCATCTTGATGCCGATCATCACATTGAAGACGACATCGACGGAGACACCCGCAATGCGGGCGGCCCCCTCAAAGTTTGAATATACGTTCTCGTCGTCAGCATAGTCGGAGGCCTTGCTCGCTACGAGCGCCGCCATATCCGACAACACGCCGTGGACGGGGTGGTTCTCGTAGTTGATAATGTCCTCCAGGGTAACTTTGATTCCGTTATCAGGTACAACGCCTGTGAGCTCCATTTTATTCCCACTTCTTCATCTGATGAATGAAGTCAACCATGGCCTCAACTGAGTATGTCTTGAGGTCACGATTGAGCTCAATGAACACTGGCTCGTACGCCATGCCTCGATCCAGGGCCTTGACCCAGTTATCAATCTTCGTGGGGTTGGCCGTCTGGAAGTACGCCTTGAAAGGCAGCTCCTTGATGGCATCCCACTGAGCGAGCATCGCTGCTGTGGGGTTCTCTCTCAGGTTGTGTGCCCCCACGTATGTGGGCTTCACAGCTAAGGCGTGCTCCACAGCCAGAGGTAAGCTGGATATGGGCGTGCCTGTAGCAGACAGGCCCTGCCATGGGTGCACAGAGAGTGCCGTGTAGCCGTATGGCCACGCTTCCGTCTGTTGCTTGTGCATCCGCAGTAACGCCGCTTGGTCTTCCTCAATGCCGATGGGCAGGGTGTCCCTGTTGGCCCACACCGAACGGATGAATGGCTCCGCGTATAGCGTGCCCCCGCCCGTAAGATGGATGGTGTCTACCCAGACGCCCAGCATGTTTTCCAGCCGTAGGTTCAGAACCTCCCACGCTGACATATAACGCTCGGTCCACCAGTATGGCATGTCATAAGCTCTGCCGGAGACGCCCTCGTTATAGGTGAACGTGGGTACGTTCAGCCAGGTTGGGGCGCTGGCACCACCCAGAATGCGCAGGTTGATGCCGGTGCCGAAGCTCCTTACATGCTCCAGGAAGTTTGGGTCGATCTGTCCCTCTGTGGGCTCGATGTCCGACCACTTCACCAGGATGGTGTTACCACCCAGTATTGCAGATCGTGAGTTCGTCGGGTCGTAGTCTTTTACGTCTCTTGTGATTAGTCCGTTCATTTGTGTCCTGCCTTGAGGAAGAATTCCTCATTACCTTTCTTGTAGTCGAGCTCGATCAAATCGTTGAACGTGCTGAACGCTGCGGAGACAGCCTTCTTGTCGACCTTGTACTTCATCTTCTTGAGAGCATCCGAGTAGGTGCTACGTGAAAATGGAACGTCGTCGGGCCAGTTATCCAGCCACTCCTCGAACTCACGGTGAGCACCGGCAGCAGTTGAGTCCCCTGTGGACTTGCGCAACTTCGCCGCCCTCTCTTCGGGCACGTACGCGTACACGACAGAGTCAGCGTACTCGACAGTCTCGAAGACCATAGGGTTGAACTTGGCCGAGTTCTTGGCCTTGTAGTGGAACAGCTTCACAGTGTTCTCTGTGAGCCCCTCCAGTCCAAGGATGTAGTCCAGGCCAGCAGGCATGGAGCTACCGCCGCGGGGGCGGCCCTTCTCCCAGCCGGTGTGGTGAACCAGCAGCCAAGCGATCTCAAAGACCTCGCCGTCAACCTCGTACTCCTGTAGGCTACGAAGCTTCTTGATGAGGTCGTTCATCACCTGGTTGTCATTCTCGTTGTCGTCCAACGCCATGGCCAAGGTATCAACGACCACAAGCCGTGGCCGAAGGCCACGAGCGACGGAGCCAGCAATCAACTCTTCAGCGTCCTTGATGAGCGAGACCACGTCCGTATAGAATAACATGGGCACAGGAAACTCAATCTGCTGTGACTCGCGCCACGCCTCCATGCGCACGCCCATGTTACCTGGGTCACCCTCGGAGGCGATGTACAAGACGTCGCCCTCCATGGTGTCCTTGCCGATCCACGGCTTCCCTATAGAGACGTGCGCGGCCATGTCCATGGCAATGAACGTCTTGCCAATGTTGAACTCACCGAAGAACATGTTCACAGACCGCAGGGGGATTACCCCGTCGATCAAGAACGGCGGCGGCTCCACGTCGTGTAGCTCAGCTTCTGTGAACCAACTAGAGTCGTTCACACTCATGGGCGGTTCACCCACAGGAGCATAAGGTTCGCGGCGATCAACGCGGCCGTACGAGCCTCAGCCCAGTGGCCCTTGCTGTAGTGGTAGTGTGCCTGACCCTGGTAGTACTCAGCGTCGGCTTTGATGTCGGTATAGTCGTAGACGTCCATTCTGTCTCTCCTCAGTCGAGCCCATGGTTCGGGCTGTGTACTTAGTTCAACAACAACGGAGGCAGTTTCATTCCCAGTTTCTTGATTTGAAACTGGTTTCCTCCATGAAAAGAAATGAGTTTCGTTTCACCCCCTTTCTTAGGGGTGAAACTGAAACTGATTCTGTCGCCCTTAGTAGGGTAGGAGGGTATGGGAAGGGAGTATGGGGGGTTAAATAGGCTGAAAAGGGGAGTATACTAGGCTTTTTGGGGTTTCTGGGAGTCCCTTGTGTAGACTCCTTCCTCCCTTGGCGTAGCGTC